GCTTTACTTCCTGCGCCATTTTTTCGGCAGCTTCGCCCTCTTCGTACTCTACAAAAATGCCAAACTGGTTAGCCAAATCTTCAATTGCTTTTGGATACTCGCAACCGTTTTTGGTCATATAAAAACTAATGGCATTGTTTCCACCTTTATGGCATCCAAAGCATTTGTAAACTCCCTTTGCAAGGTTCACATTAAAGCTTGGAGTTTTTTCATCATGAAAAGGGCAGCATCCAGAGTAATTAACGCCATGTTTCTTTAGGTCAACAAACTTGCCTATTACATCAACAAGGTCAAGGTTATAAACCGCTTCTATAGTGGTATGCTTAATTAATGGCATAAATGTTTTGTATTATTAATTTTTAGAATAAAAATCAGCAGGGCAATCAACTCTCTTAAACTCTATCACCCATACATAAGGATTCGCCTCCCAGCTGTCAACTCCATTTATGGAAAACCACAAAGACATAAATGATTGTTTTGCACTTAGTCCTGGATGAAATATTTCTTTTGATTTTGAAGTGTAATCTAAGTATCTTCTACCCTGTTGAATAATTTGAGCGCTTGATTGTAACATTGGTGCAATACCTTCCTTTATTGCCTGTTCATTGGTAATATCCTGTAAGCGCTCTACACGTATATCAGTAATAAGAAGAAACAATCTAGCAGCAACCTTTGGCATAAATAAAGCAGGCCTTTTGTGCCATCCTAATTCACCAAACTTTGCTGCTTTTTCTGGTTGCCATTCTGCAAAGTATTGATGGCGTTTAGAATTATTATGAGTTAAATCATAAAACTTTCTTGTTGATTTTCCATTTTCGGTGATGGTAGTCCAATGGCCATAAGCATAAAAAGTTTCTTTTACCCAAAGTATATCACCTATGTTGCCATAAGGACAATTTTTACTAATGCTTTCTCCCTCTTCCGTTTCCCATTTCCAAGGTGTCCAAGCTTCATTATATATTTGCTCCCAATCTAAAGGAGCATTAGCCATAAATGAAACTCCGTTTTCATTTGGTTGTGGCTTTAAAGTCCTTCTGGTAACTGTTTTTATAAACTTACTCAATGATTTAACCATTGGAGTCGAGTAGAGAATAGGAGTGTATTTAATTCCTTTCATAATTTTGTAGTTATTAAATGAGTAATTATTTTTTCCACTCAAAATATCCCTTGATATGATCTTGACAAAGCAAAATCATTCGGGATAAACGAGGTGTATTAGGCACATAATCCCATTTTTTAGTTTGCCTATCTCTAACTAAAATATCGGGGTTGCATATTCCATTATTAAGCACATAGATATGACCATATCCAGCGTAGTTTCTTTCTGGCATATAATCACACAAATGGCATTTAGTATTTACACGATGAAACTCACAATCCTTATTTTTCCATGATTTGCCAAATACAGGATATGAGTAAAAGAAATTCTTGTGAGTAAATAAAGTATAATTATTTTCATTTGCTTCAGCTGCAAATTTTTGGATTTGATTAAATATTTCAGGACCTCCTATAGCTAAAGCTACATTAACTGTAATAGTTGTTACAGTTAAAATATCTCTGTTTTGAAAAAGGTTTAACTGCATAACTATTCCCCTCCTTTATAAGCACGTGGAAACTCATTGTATTCTTGCCCATCAAGCATACGCCCACTTTTCTTTTTACCAACTTTTAAATAATGCATCCCATCAGCATGCAATGCCTTATCTTTTCCATTTAACAAAGCAATTTCATCAGAAACCAATTTCCTGTTTAAAGGCATCCATTCTCCCCACTGCTTAAAGTAAACAGGAGTTTCATAATCAAGACATTGTATAATTAATTGTCTAACCCAATCTGGATGCACAGGCCTTGCTTTATGCCCACTTTCACCGCCAATAATTACCCAATCAATATATTTTGCTAATGGGGCATATCCACCACCACAATAAAAATGTTTTCGTAAATCTATACTCCCTAAAAGCGGCTCACAACTTAAAAACCTAACTGAAGCTGCGCACTGCATTAGTTTAACAATCCTTTCTTCAAATGTTTCCTGATCCTCCACACTCACCCCAATCCAAACATTATTAGATGGCATCCATTCAAACCCTGTCCTTGCAGCTTGCCAGATGTAAAATTGAACCATACGTTCAGGCCTTTTTGTAAGTACCTGATAAGTGTGCCTATCAATATCACTCATTACAGAAAACACTGCAGCAATAAATTCGAAAGAAATATCTTCATGAAATAAATCGCTCATGCTATTTACAAAAATGAGTGAAGGCTTTTTCCATTTCGATGGAATAGTTAAAGTATCTAAGTGCGAAACTGCACCATATAAAAAAGGCTTTGCATATTTATCAGGCACAATCTTCATCAATCGTTTATGCATCACTTCGGCATAACAATTTTTGCAGCCTTGGCTTACTTTATTGCATCCAGTAGTTGGGTTCCAAACCCGCTCGGTCCACTCTATTTTTGATTTTGTCATTTTGTAGTTATTTGAGTAAAAAAAATATTATTGTGATCTTCTTATGTGTTCAGCTCCACCTTCTAAACACTTATATAAAGAATTGCCTTCATCATCCTTTTTATATATTTCTGATCTATCTCCTACATAAAAATCAATCACTTGCCGTATTTTTTTTAATGTAAGCGGCCTTTTAGATTTGCATCTTTTTAAAATCTGTTCAGGAGAAAGGCCATCCACATTTATCATATCAGCAGTAATGATTGCGGGATCACCAGTTTCACGCCAGTACCATTTTTCCTGCAATAATTGAAGCAGGCATTTATTGTCTTTCTTTCTTGATTCTTCAATATATTCTAACATTTGCTCCTCGGTTAATTCCATTAACTTAATTTTCCAATGAGCTGGCAGGTCAATTATATTGTCTAAAAAAAGAACATTAGCATTATTAATTCTTAATTTATCTTTTCCAATTTTATAAACACGATCAGGGAAATTGGGGATTTTGCCGGGGTTTTCAATATATTTTTCCATTGTGTAGTTATTTGAGTGAGTAATTAAAAGATTAGCAAATAAAAGTTTCGCTACAGTCAATCATTGGTTTAGCCTTTTCGTGTACTTTGGCATTTTTCACATCTAGATTTTTGTATAATCTTCTGCGAAACTCAACCTTTCTTCCATTTGTTAAATACAACCAAAAGTTACGGGTAAACCACCTATCAAAGAGGTGTAAATAGTTTGCAATTTGTTTCATTGTGTGTAGTTATTAATTGTGAGTAATTATTATTGTGTACCTTTCAATCTGGCATCTATCACATTGCTTAAAGCATCAAGCAATCCATGCCCTCTTCTTGTATAACCTGCTCTTGTTCTGCTTGCTGATACATGCACAACAGTATAAAGCTGTTTTACATGTAATAGGTTATCCACCATTTTCATATCCTCATAAGCAGTTTCTAAATCTGATCCATTTTCAGTAGCCGCTTTTATAAATAAAAAAGCTTCATCAGTTTTCATAATTGATGTGCCAAATGTTTCAGAAGCTATGCGGGGTGTAAATTTTGATTTCATCTTTTAATAGAATTATTCATCACCAACTTTATAAAGTTTAGCCCCTCTATGGTTAAGTAATTGGCTCCGCACATCATTAATGCTCTGCTCTTGTTTCCAAAAATCATTAATTTGTTCATTAATGCATTTCATTCCTTCAAGCAATTCAAGCTTGTTTTCTAGTCTTGGCAATTCAATTTGAACTATATCAAGCATGGCATTAGCTCCACCATAAAAAAGTCGCTTGCTACTTTCTTTTTTGTCGGCACTAAGCTTTGTAAGGTCAATGCCTAATTTTCCCATAAACAATTCATATTGTTTATTTAAATCAATGTTTTCGTTAGTCATGTTTTATAGGGTTAAAAACGGTTGTACACTTTTCAAATTCTGCTATAATATCATAATATGGATCCTCCACTATTTTGTAAAAAAGTGATGAAACAATTTCAAAAGCTGTTGTTACATCATGATATTTTTTTTCCAAATCATTCGAAATTGTTCTGCAAGCATGTAATACTGTTGCATGGTCGAATCCTCCTGTAATTTTACCTACATCTGCCTGACCTATACCAGCAATTCTGTGAAGTATATATTGTATTACTTGCCTTTTCCTAGCAATTTCTCTTTTTTTAGTTTTTTTAGTTATTAAAGAAACTGTAGTATTAAGCTCCTCACAGCATGCCCTCAAGAAAACATTATATTTTTGAGGACTTTCAATTAATCCATAATTATCTATCATAATTTTACCTCCATATCATTAACTATTACAATATCCCTATGGGCATATTCCGGAAACTCATTTTTTGCAAAAACAATCTTAACAGCACTTTCAATTGCAGCTTCCATTTCATCTTTGCTTCCAGGGCTATTTTTCCAGCCATCCAAAAAGCAAGCGCAATCACAGTTTTTAATGGTAGGAATACAAACTTTCATGTAATCCTCTTGCGTATAATTGCTGGTGTCAATACCTTCAAAAAGATCATGAGGAACAATCGCATTGTAGCCTTTATCCTGTAAAAGCTTTTCTACAAACCTGAACTCATCCAGGTTAAGGTTAGCCATGCCACGTATTGGGCCAGCTATGTAAACAGTTAATTTGTTTGCCATGTTTTTTTTATTATTTAGTTAAAGAGTTAAGCTCAGATACCAGTTTGCTGCCAGCTTTGCAAGAAGGAATTAACATCATTAGATCCGCATAATTTTGTTTCATAAAATTGATGCAGCCATGCTCAGGAGCATTTGGCCAAGCGTCTAACCATACTGATATTTTATCAAGCTTGATAATTAATTGTAAGTTATGTTTTCCAATATGCTTTTTTATTAAATATGTGCGCATGCGCACTATTTTTTTTAGTAATGTGTAGGCAGGCCTTTTCATATATTATTCATTAAGTGAATTTATTAATTGAGATGCCTTTTCTTGTTGTTTCTTTATTTTGGCTTCATTTTTCTTCGCCATTTTTGATGCTATTAAAATAATTCCATGTAAATCAGGTCTTTTATTCATTAGCACCTGCGACACAAGATTGCTTGATTTATTTATTTTAGTTGCAATTGTTTTTATTCCGCCTTTGGGAAGCATTGATTTGACTACTCGCAATTGTTCTGTTGTAAATCTTGGCATTTTGTTTGATTGTGTATATTTGTTTATAAATGTTTATATTTGTACATAACGACAGCAAAGAAAATTCTTTATGTGAATATTTCCTATTCTTTTTGATAATTTTTATTCACTTAACAAATAATATATTGATAATCAAATGAATAATTTTAAGGAAAGGCTTGCCGAAATAATGCAGGACCAGAAATTAAAGCAAGGCCCATTTGGAGCTAAAATTGGCGTAAATCAAAGCTATGTAAGCAAATGGCTAGATAAAACCACAAACAATAGCCCAACAGTGGAACAGTTAGGATCTATAGCCAAGGTATTTCAGGTAAATCTCACATGGCTTTTAACTGGAGAGGGTGAAAAATACAACAATTACCATAAATCAACACAGCCCAAAGGTGAAGGCCCCAAGTATGATAATCAAACCTCTGTAGAAAAATTGCAAATGGAATTATTGGAGTGTCGAAAAGAAACAATTGAGCTTTACAGGATAATTAGCCAAATGCGGTCACAAAAACAAAATGTATCACAAAAGTATCACACATAAGTATATAAAATCAATATTACCATGGCATTCAGCGCAAAAAAAGAGTCCCGTCCATTCCGCAAAAACCCGATACGAAAGTATCGGGTTTTACTATTTTACAGCAATATCAACACTTTCAAATCATGCGGAAAACCTCAAATTTTTCAGAAAGTAGCACAAATGTATCACATGTTACTAAAATGTATCACATGGGAAAAAATGTAAAGTATCATAAGAAAATGCTCATGCGAGTTACTGATGACAGCCCCAATGCTCTTAATTCAATCTATTTGCGTGTTACCATTAATAGAGTTCAATTAAGAATAGCTACTCCTATAAGAGTAAAGAAAAACGAGTTTAATCATGATACAGAAGAAATAAGAATACCTGGTGATACTAAAAAGAGTCACGATTATACCCGCGTGCTGGCATCATTAATGGCGAAGGCCGAAAATATTTTTACAAAATATATGCTTATGGAAATACCTCTTACACCAGATAAATTTAAAACAGAGTGGCATATCTTCGGCAATAGAAATAGTTTCATTGATTTCATGGAACGAGAAATAAATGAATTAAAAAATACAACTTCGAGAGCCGGAAGCACTATTACAGTTTACAATACCATTCTTGGAAAGCTAAGAGCATTTATGCCAAATTTAAGCTTTGCGGATATGGATGGCACCTGGCCTGAAAGCTTTGACAGGTATTTAAATTCTAAAAATTTATCGCCAAATACAAGGCACAAAGCGCATAAAACAGTTAAAAAGTTTATTAACATAGCTTTTGATAAAAAGCTAATGTTTAATCATCCATATGCTAAATTTAAAGTTAAGCGCATTAAAGGCAATAGGCAGCATTTACATATCGATGAATTAAAGGCGCTAATTGATTTGGAAGCACAAGGCGTATTATCTGCAAGTCATCAGTACACATTAAGAGCTTTCTTATTTAGTTGCTATACAGGAATTCGTTTATCCGATTGTCGCGTCCTAGATCAAAGAAGCATTATTAATGGTGTGCTAACATTTAAGCCAGTAAAAACAAAAAATGACAGTATAATTGTAAGATCTCCATTATCAGAAGCTTCAATGGAGCTAATAAATAAAACAGGGAAACTCTTAACATGTATTAGTGATAGCAAAATGAATGTGGCTTTAAAAATTATTGGTCATAGAGCAAATGTGCAAACGCCATTAACCTTTCATGTAGCAAGGCATACATTTGGTACACATTATATATTAAGTGGCGGTAATGCAGTGGAGCTAATGCACCTCATGGGGCATAGTAAAATAGAAACTACCATGATCTATGTCCACATGGCCGAAGAACAAAAGGCCGCTAAAATTGGAATTAATAAATTTGATGCATACCTTAAAAAATCTGGAAGTTCTTTAAGAGTGGTTAGTTAGTTTTTTTTATTAGTTACAATATAAGCACCATCCTTCCAGGATCTATTTTTTACAAACCAAATACCAAGCTCATCAGCAAATAAAAAAGTATGGCTTAAATAAACAGCCTGAGCAAAGCAAACTGTTTTACTATTTGTATCTAAAATAAAAGTTCTTTTTGCAATTGCAGCTGTACCATCTTTAATAAAAAATTTGTGCCCACCTAGTGAATAAGTGTGGGCACATTTTTTACTACCTATTATGTGCTTTTCAATAAAAGCCAAATCAACATTAGGATGTTCCATTAAAAAGAATAAGCTACTGTTCTATTGTAACCATTTACCATCATTTGTGGGTAAACTGGCATTTCAGGCTTTGTATATTCAGATGGGGTTGATTTTTTATCTAAAGTTATACTGGTTGCCCCTTGTGATCTTTTTACAACAGTTTTATACTTAAAGTTTCTTGATGCTTTAAGTTGCCAACCTAATAACTCTAGTTCTTTTTTTAATCCTTTCCCAAATTTTTGTGCTATGTCGAAAAATCCTTGTATTGCAATTCTCGAAACATTTTCAACATCTTCTTTATTTTCTGCTGAAATAGTAATTCCTCCAAGAGCAGGTAAAGTAATTAGACATTTACCACAATCTTGCACAGCAACAAAAATTGGAAGCTGTACAGTAAAATTGCTTTTAAATTTATCAACAGGAGTTTCTTTAATGGTAGCTACAATTTCCTTAATAGGAAGATTCATAGTTGTTTTCATATTTTTTTTAGTCTGAGGGTTTTATAAACTTCGCTATCAACGTAAATTCACAATCCAAAGTTAACTTATAAGTTTGAAAGTTATAACTAATATATGCAAATATTATTATAAAATTAGATTAAATAATTGAAAAACAGAATTATAAAAAAATCCCATTTAGAAATAAGCGCTCTAAATGGGATTATTTAACAGTACTTTATTATCTACCCCGCCTTATCTAGCAATTCTTGTTTTTTGTTAGCTATTTCATCTTCTAGTATTTCTAAATCCCTGGTACTAAGTTCAAAAAGCCCTTCAATTTCTTCGTGCAAATCAAACATCAGGTTAATGTAGTTTTTTTGTGGTTCCAAATAAACTTCAATTTCTTGCGGATCAGAACAATCATTAATCAAACGGTCAAGTGTTAGCTCTAAACTTCGCCACGCTCGAATACCTTCGGCCACTGGTGTGGTTAAAATGTTGTTGTAAAGTTTTTCCACCAAAACTTCTTTTGGCAATTGGTTTAGCAGCTTTTGCAAATCATAAGCTCTGCTGTGAGGGTTTTGTAACATGGTATTCAGTTTTGCGCACGCCCATCCGCTGCGAAAACAAAACTAACAACATGTGTCAATTTAGATGAGTTTCTAAAACTCTCGGATGGGTTTACGGTTAGACTGATTTTGGATGAGCACATATAAAATTAATTTTGTTTTCGCGCTGCAATAATCCAAAGTATTTTCGAATTATCCAAATTTATTTTAGTTCTGCCAAATTACGTGCCAAAAATACTATTTAGGCAAAAATTCTTCAAGTCGCTGCAATTCTAATCCTGCATTTCTTACACTAACTATGTATTGAACCAACTGGCTAATAGTTATTCCTGTACCGGTTACTCCGCAAATAACAGCGGCCAAAATAGGTCCATTCCCTAGTAAAATAGCCGAAGCAACTACGCTTGTTAACAATGGCGTAATTATAAAGCCAATAAAATGATTCGATGCTGCTATTAAATACTTTCCTGCTGTAAAATGCCTCTTATTTATGCTATCTGTACCATTAACAGTGTAAGGGCTATTATAAATTTTTGCCCTGTACTCTGGTGTTAAAATATCTTTATTAGAACTAACGGTATAATCTATGACATCTTTTTTTAGCAAATAGTCTATTTTTTTGCTGTCTTTATGCATAAATACAAGCGTATCTCCATCATCGCTTAATAATTCAACATGCCTCATTACTCCACCACCTTTGGTGTTAATAATGTCCTGGCCAATACTTCTAATCGATAACAATATTCCAGAAATAACTAAAACTAGCTTAAATAATTTCATAATAATAAATTTATGGGTTTATGCCCCAAATATAACATTTTATCTGCCACTTAAATTTTCCAAAAGTTTTAACTCTTCATTTTTCTTTTTTAATGTGTAATTACTAATAGTTACATCTTTCTCAGCATTACTTTTATTAATTTGAATAAGTTTTTCCAAATTTTTATTCATCGACATCAATAAAACATCAGTACTATTACTATCATAATTATTATTAATTGTAGTGCTATTATTGGTTGAGCTTTTTTCCTTGCTAAAGCCACTAACATTAGCACTCGTATTTTTATAAAGCCAATCCATGCTAATGCTTTTGCCATAATTATTCATCATTGCATCTATCAGTGGTTTGTTAGCCTCATAGGTAGCCTTTGCAATCAAGGCCTCTCCACCTTCTGCCCTTGCTTGTATTTTTCCATTATCATCCATTATATTAATTCCTCTGCTTGGGCTTTCATGGCTTGCACCTTTCAATATACCTCCTTTACGCATCTCTGGAATAGGAGTTTTAGCAATTGTGGCAACTTGTAACCCTCCCATTACACCCGCAGCAACAGCAAGCAATGGATTTCCTAAATTTTCAGCAATACCTTTAGCTGTAGCAATTATAGCACCCGCAAGTGCTAAGCCTTTCTCTCTTTTTGCTTGCACTATTCTTATTTCTCTTGCCCTAGCACTAGTTGCTCCCAGTCTATCTATTTCAGCTTGTTCAGCTACCCTTTTTAACTTATCGTATGCTGTAAAAATTTGATGTGTTTTTTCTAACCCACCAAGAGTAGTGTCAATTTGATGCTGATGTTGCGCCAACCATTTATCAAAAGTTTGTCGTTGCGCATCTTGTTTTTCTTTTTCAGCCTTTTCATATGCCTCAATTTCCTCCTGCATTTTAGCCTCGCGCTGTGCTTTTTCAGCCGCATCTTTTTCAGCTTGCATATCTTCATTTCCAGCAGCTATCCCCAATTCGTGTAAAGAGCCATAGCCAAATAAATCTATATTATTTTGCCTTTGCCTTTCACCTTCCTCATTATCTCTGCTTTTTTTCAACTTATCTTCATAGTCATTTTCAGCCTCCATGGCTTCAAAAAACTCTTTATCTGTTTTATATCCTGTAAGTTTAAAAAGCTCGCTTTGTAGCTCCTTTACTTTCGCAATATGCCCCTCAATTTTATTAATTTTTTCACTCGCACTTGCTACCGAAGCTTTAGTAAGTGCCTCACTCTTGTTAGCAGCCTCTTTTTCTGCTTTTTGAATTTGTGCCAAGTTATCATATATAATAGCTTTCATTTTGCTATGCTTAATCAATTCTTGCCCCGCAGCATCATATTCTATACTGCCCTTTTTAAGTTGCTTGCGCTTATTAATTAACTCCTTTATGGTATTTATTTCATCAACTAAACTTCTAGAAAGCTCTAATGCATTCATATTGCTAGCTTTTTCCCCAAATTTAGCTACTTCTCTATTATTAATTTCAGTATTAAGATTATAGCCCCTGTCACGCGAACTTCCCATAAAAATCTTACCACTCATTAATTCATCTAATCCCAAAAGAGCCATTCTTGTTAAATTAATTACTTTCTTTAAAAAACCATTTATCCCGCCATTCTCATCAGTCATTATCGCATTGTAGGTATTAGTTAATTTGTTACTAGCGCTTGCCAAAGTATCCATATTTGTAGCAGCCTGATCCGAAGCTGCACTTAACCCATCTTTGCCTAAAGCCACACTTAATTCATTAACTCGCTCAGTATTTTCTAAAATAATCTGAGCGGCTATCTTATTCTCCAATCCAAATACATGCGTTAGGGCAATATCATTATCCTTAATTTTTGCCAACTCCTCTAATCTAACCTGCAGGCTTAAATTTTTATTACTCAGCACATCAAGGTTAACACCCATTGCTTCCAAGTCTTCAATTGCTTTCTTATCAAGGCCTTTAGGGCTAAATCCTTTTGCCAACACATTACGTAGTTTGGTTCCTGCTTCGGCACCCTTTACGCCCTTTTCAGCCATTGTTTCAATTAATGCCACACTTTCGCTTATGCTCACATTACTGCTTTTGGCCGCAACACCAAATTCCAATAATGAACTTGTAATATCTGGCACCTCTGCCGCACTTAACCTTGCACCTTCAGCCAATATGTTTACATATTTACCAGCTTCCCGCGCGGGTGCACTAAATTGGTTCATGGCATCGGTTAACCTGGTTGCAGCTTCGGGCAAACTTAGTCCGCTTGCATTGGCCAATAAAATGGCTTCTTTAGTAACCGATACAAGGGCCTCTTTAGCATTTAACAAATCGGGCTTAGCACTAGCAATTAATTTAAAAGCTTCAACTGCATCGCTTGCGCTGGTAGTGGTGCTTAATCCAATATCTTTAGCTGCTGCGGCATAAAATTTTAAATCTTGCACACCCACCCCCGTTATGGCCTGCAAATTTCTCAGGCTCTTTTCAAACTCAACATTAACCTTTACAATATTACTAATAGCAGTATAAACTGCAGTAGCGGCACCAGCCACACCTACAAACATCAGTTCGCTCCTAATTTTACTCATCGCCTGTCCAAATTTGCCCAAGCCTGTCTCCAATTCTTTTTTTCTAGCTATAACAGCCTCTATTTGCTTTCTATTCTCTTTAAAAGCAGCGCTTAAGGGATCTATAAATTGGCGCTTATTTTTCAAAGAGGCCAATTCTTTATTAAGCTCCTTTAAGGTCATTTGGTTTAAGCCTATTTCTTTGCGCACATTTGCCATTTTGGCCTCCACCTCCTTAAGCTTTTTGCTTGCATTAATATACTCCTCCGTACCTCGCTTATTATCGCGCATCGTATTTTTAAGCTTTTGGGCTTCCATATCTAATTCCGCCAATGCTTTTCGAGCAGGGTTTCCATTCGCCACAACTTCTAATTGCACTTCATCTTTTCTTATTGCCATAACTATTTATTTAAAGGTGTTTCTAATACTTCTTTTATTCCAAGGCTTATAGCCTCGCTATATTTTGCACTAAAATTATACATCAACCTGTTTACACTTCCATAAGCAGTTTTACCATACCATTTAATAGGTTTCCTTCGTTCTATACCCATTAATTTTGCTTTTATATTCTCCGCTGTCGGCACTCCTTTATGATATCCCTTACCAGCACCCATATCCACAAATCTACCAGCTGTATCAAAAATTAATTGTGCAGCACCTTCATGTCCTTGTGCCTTTGCCAGTACTTTTCCGGCAAGGCTGTTAATCAGGGTGTCTGTAACCCTAATATCTTTCTTTTTTAACTCTATGTCAAGCCGTTCTTTTACATAGCTTGTCCACCATTCAAGTTCGCTCTGTATAAATAGTATTCTACTTTCTATGCTCATGCCTGATACATTTTTATTTCTGCATCTTTGATTCCTTCCGGTTCTACATTTACAATCAATTCTTCAGCAAAGTATTGGTTATGTTTTAAGGTAATTATTTTATTCAAGTTTAAACTCAACAATTGCAACAGAGATATTTTTATAGGAAATACTACACTAATTTCTCTACTATTTAGGTATTGTAACCAGTACGTATCTATCAAATATTTTACAGTAAATTTAAAAGCACTAAAAGCAGTGCCATTAAATAATATATTATTGCTGCTCGCAAATGGAGCCAAATAAGCACCACTTTGTGTCGATTGCAAGCCCTTGTAATGCGAGTAAAGTAAACCATCTTCAAAAGTATTGCCAATCGCCTTGCTACTGCCCTTAGTTTCAATATTAATGGCCATAACACCAGCATTATTTACCGTTGAAGTTAGGGGGCACCCTATAATTTCATTTAAAAAAGAGTCAACATAAGATTCTCTTTTGCCTACATTATAATTGTTTTTATCAAAATTGTACAGGTTTTGCCCCGTAAACTTGCATGTAGTTTTTTGCCCTCGATACTCAATAACATAATCATCCCCCACAATATTAGTAATGTCATTCACATCACCCGGCAAATCTCCATAAGATAAAAAGTCATAATAAACAGTTTTCTCTTCATAGTTAGTGCGCTCTGTTACACCATATTTCTTTATTATACTTCTTATAAATTCACCTACAGTTATATTCGGAACATGGTTTTTAAAGCTAATGTTAGTATCTAAAATATTATTATGATGCTGGCTGCTCTCCCCCGAAGTATAATTATGAGTTTTAAAGTAAGCTACACCTGTTACACCTCCTATTGTTAATTCAGATGGGTCAATATCCGTTGTTACACAACCAATGTTGTAGTAAGAATTATGAGGAACGCCATGTATAGCCTCAGTGTCAAATTCAATAATCATATAATAACCAACGCTAAAAGGCCCTGGCTGAAAGGTCGCATAAACCTCCATTAAATTTGTTAAAAGTATACCATCTTGCAAAAAAAACTTTGTATCAAGGCTCAAACCACTCAAATTAGGCAAATAAACACTCAATTTCCATACTAAGTTAGCCTTAGTTTCAGTTCCTGACACTACAGGAGGTACATAAAGCACGTAATTGTAATTATCAAAAGCTCCAAATGCATACTTTGATTTTAAAGTTTCCCAAAAAAAATCAACCCAGTTGCTTGCCCCACTCCATTCAAATTCTACATAACCAGCATTTTCATATTTGTCAATAGCATAGCTATTAACAGTTATTTCACGCAAAAAGTCTTCATGCTGCATTAACTCGCCCGATACTTGCCATCCAATTTCCGCCCATATTTGCTCTAGTATAAAAGCAGTATAAAGCTGCGGAATAATCTTCTGCAAATTAACTGTGTCAGCAATTAAGGTCTCAGCAGGGTAAAGGCTTGATGTTTTTAAGTCACACCTATTCCTTATTAGTTTATTGGCTATAGGATCAAACTTGTTGGCTTCCTGATTACTAATTTCAAATGAAGAAAATTCACTAACAGTATTACCAGCACTATCTTTTGCCTCGCCATCCCATCCAATGCATCTAACAACCGGCAATGTAAATGTATTGCCTGTATAACCCGGTATGTAAGCATCAGCGCTAGCAATACATGAGTCCAAAAATAACATAAAGGCCTTGTAACTTTTCGGCACCTCTTGTCCTTTCCAAAACAATGCATCATTAAATATTACACTTGATAGCTGTTTGTTATAAAACAAATTACTAAATGGGCTGTAAATAAAGCTAAATCTATAATATTGTTTAGTTGCACTTAATAATCTTATAAAGCCAAATCCATGTAAAATACCTCCAATATATAAAGCAGCATCACTAATTATCAAATTCTTATTAGCATTTTCCAGTAAATATTGGCTCCCAAATATTTGTTCATTTTCGTAGCATACTATAGCCTGTATTGGTAAAGTATAGCTCCCCAATACTATTTCATTGTCTGTTGAAAAACCTCGCATCAAAATTTGCACGCTCGAATTTTGCAACACCAAACTTTTCCCACCTACTTTTATATCAATAAATGCCATATTAATAAGCTATTAAATCAGTCACATGTTTATTCCTTGCCACCTCTACATACTGGAATTTAAACCCATACTGCCTAACACCATTGTTTGAATTTGTAAAAATACTCCAGTTACCTTTCAATATTTTTATGGGCGTCATAGCTTCATGTCGGTCATCCTGTTTCCAAATATTTTCGCTGCTCAAAAAGTCTAAAAAATTATATATATCCTCCAAGTCTAGCCAACCGCTAAAAACCTCTCCTTTAAAAGTGTGGCTATAAGTTTCACCCACCATAAAATTTTCATCCACCAGGGTAAGCACCGGAATACTCTTTTCAAACTCTGCCTTGTCAATTTCAACTCCAAATTCAAAAGCCCCAAGTGTCCTTAATGTTTGAAAACCGCCAAGGCTATTTTCAAATACAAAAAAGTTTTCCCTATAGTCATTCTCCACTAGTACTCTAAAATCAATCAAAAATTCATTCAGGCTACTATCTTGCGCAACTATGCTCCAATTTTTAACTTTTCCAAGCCCCAATGAGTCTGCTATCAATCCAATACCTAAATCATCATAGCTATAGTTAAGTGTATATTTAGTATCTTTTCTTATACTTTCACTATAAATATTCTCCGAGCCAGTGTTGTTTAGCTCATCAGTAATATTTAATAAAAAAGTATAATCATCTGTTTCTATATTAAAACAAACAAAAGAGCTATATAACTTTTGATTTGGCGCTGCCTCAAAATACTTGTTGGTATAATTAGTTACATAATTTAGTAATCTCCAAATATTGCTGTCTGGGTAATTTCCCCAATAGTTTTCTTTCCATTTTACATAATCCCTTTTAGTAAGACCACCGCGCAGTACATGATAAGGATCAGTATTGTAACTTCCATTCCACCCCTCACTCTGCTTTAAAGAAAGTTTAAAAACCCCTTTGCTATCCAAAGCAGCTATAATCAGTCCGCTATCTGAAAAATCATAGTACTTAATATTCTCACAAAATAAATGCCTGTGAAAAAAATCTGCTAAGTCAAAGAAAAATTGATAATCCACTTCAAGGTCATTAAATATCAGCGCACTTTTAATACTTGCCAAGTATTTGTATTCGCCAGCTACAAGTTTAAAAACATCACAAAGCACATTAATATTTTTATTCAATACAGTGTCAGTACCATTTATCACTGACAAATAAGATGTTGCAGAACTTGAACTAGCAACCTGTAAATCATATTCCGCACCTTTTTTTCTCGCTTTTATTAATACAATTGTAATATATGTATCATTATAAAAATCAACAAATTCAAAGTCCGTATTTAACAATTTATTAGCAGCAGCAGAAAATGAAAATTGCTGCGGGTCGCTACTTAATAAAGTACCATAATCTTCTAAATACAATGGGCTAGTTAAATTCATGCTTACCGAATTACTTCCCCATTCAAAAGTTAATGTACTTCCAAGTGTAAACAATGAGTTATTTATCAGCAAATAACCTTCAAATCGTCTGCCAAATGCAACCACAAAATCTGCACATTCACCATGCACATCAAATTTTGGATGTGTAAAATAAAAACTATTTCCATCTCTTAAATCAAAAGGTATTATTGCCATTTGTTGCTGTCGTAAGTTATATCGTTAATAAAATCAATATCTACATCAAAAGCACATGCAGCTGTTTTGTCAAGCGCATTGCTAAATTTGTAATAGTCTATGTTGTAATTAAGTTTAGTAAGCACACCATCAGTATAGTCCTTAATCAACTTGGCGTGCACTTGCTTACATACTTCAAGGCACTCATCCTGCACTGTGTCTAAACTATCAAAATCGCCTCGCTCATAATTTTTGGCAATTACAATGGTAACCTTCTTACGGTCATAAAGCTGATCGGCATTAGGCCCAGTAATTGCACCCTCATAATTGTAGTAATACATGCAAAAACTGTTCAACTCTAATCCTGTATTTCCCCCCAATTCTTCTACGCGCATCCGCTTAAAGCTAATATGCTCATCATCAACATGCGCAATATCAGTATTGCTTTCGGCTATTCCTTTTAGGTAAGTGTGTAATGCGGTCATACTATTTGTTTTTACTTTCCATATCTAAATGCTTAAGCACATCAAAAGCACTCGTATAATACAATTCTTGAAGCGTGCCAAACTTTCCTCCAGCCAAACTAATTGTCACAGCGTGCCAATCAATAGCCTCTTTTTTATTATCGCAATTACTCAATAATGGCTTATCACTATTTGGGTACATGTATTTAAATACCCCACTTTGCGCCATATGCCTTTTCAGTCCCAAATAATTGAGGTAAACAGCCTGTTTATTTTTTAAAGGCATGCCGGCATATATTTTTTCAAGTCGCGTTTGTTCAGCTTCCTGCATGCCCAAGTACCATTCATCTTGCGTAGGATTTTCTTTAGTGCAATAAAGCAATGCGCATAAGCTATCTAGCATTGTCATATCCTTATTTTCGGTAAAATCATTTACTAAAGCTTCTGCCAAAGCAAACTGTTTCCAGCACAAACCTTGCATCAGTTCCCTTGGTCCAAACTTTCCAGAGTTAGGGATGGCTTTAATTATTGGCAATTCAATTAAAATAGGCTTTTTTATAAAGTCAAGGCATGGCTTCATAAAAGAGTAAACTTCATCTATGTTTAAGTAAAGGAGCTGCCATTTATTAAGTCCAGTAAGTTTTACAAATAGCTCAGCCATGGCATCAGCTTCATCATTTTTAGTAAATAAAACGGCAGCCACGTTGGCCAACTGGTCAGCAGTTAAATCCTTCCAGTCTGTAGGCAAAATTATTTCATTAAAATTTTTTAGCCTTTTCTTCCAAAGCAGGCGCTCAAAAAAGTTAGCATTGTATTTAATATTTACAGTAAAGCTTTCCATTATTTTAAAAGAGTATAGTAGGCGCTAGCCTGAAGTTCTTTTTTGTTTGGGTTGTAGCCTATATCAAATATCCATTTGGTTTTGGTTACAACTCCCACAACAGGGGTAAATTCAAATTTATTGGCTGCGTATGATCCTCTCATACCAGCGTATAAATTAAACCGTTTTGCGGGGGCGTAATTATTAATAGTGGTAGTTATAGGCCTTTTAAGTTTGTAACTCATTTTTGAAAACGGAGAAAACCTGTTTTCGGAAACTGTATCCACCATCGTCCAGGATAAAAGCGTATCATCAAAATTTCTGGTATATACATATCTATTGTAATAAGATTTGTAAATAGCTAAACTATCCACCGGAGCATTAAAAGGAATAGCACGTTCAATAATTCTTACAGGATTATTGATCGTGGTGGTGTTATCAATTACAGCTCTATAAGTATTGGTGTCCTTAATATACTCCGTGTGTGAGGTTACCAAATCAAACTGAGCCTTGCTTATTTTTTTGCGTTCAATAAGCAGCCAAAATAGCAAACAACAAATCAATGAGCTCACTATAGAGGCTGCTAATATTTTTTTGAATTCGTTCATTATTTTGCAATTAATTGTTCCCAATCAGAAGCTAAAACATCAGTATTTGATAATGAATAACCAACAATTAAATTGCTGTCGCCCACATAAGCAATTTGATTGGAATAATAAATGCTGTCAATTTGCAAATCTGGATTGTTAAACCTTGCTTCAAACTCCTTTTTTACAGATTCAGGAAGGCTTTGCATTTTTGGCACAATATCTTTGTTGATAATTGCAGGTACTTGCTGAAAAATAAAATGACCATTCGGCCATGATTGGCGCCTAACCATTTTAAAATTTTCAAGAAGTGCCATAGCTAAAATAAATTTCATTTTTTTGGGTTTTAAGTTTATAATTATGAATAAAGTCTACTTATATAATTAGTTACAGCATACACCTTTCGCTTATCGCGCATGTAAGTATGCACACCACTACCCTCACGGCTGCCAGTAGTTCCGGTATTACCTTCAATGGTTGTATAATATCCATGGCTTTCACCAGTAATAAAACCAACATGCCCTACACGTTTAAGCTTATGATAAAAAAGCGTAAAGCAATCACCAGGTAAATAGCTTTTAGTTCTATCAGGCACTTTTGCCCAATCAGGGCTCCATGCGCTCATCGGATTTTTAACACCAAACTGCGAGTAATTCCAAGCACAAAAAGCTGCACACCAGCTAGCACCTTTTTTAAAGCCTACATGTGCAAGGTATTTTTCCACTTCCACACCATCGTTATTACCAGTTAGCTCGCGCACATTTAATTGTGTTTTTAAAGCCACAATTAAATGATGCCGCAATTCTTTTTCAGAGTATTTCTCAATGTAATTGCATTCATTAACATGAGCAGCTTTAGCGCCATTAAACAAAAATACCAATCCAAAAAAGAAGATGGCGTAAATAATTAAAGATGCGTACAACCTGTCTTTTATGGTTAAAGAATCAAAGCCATCATTCATAACATTAACCATAAACTTATGCACTTTCGGAAAAACAATCCACATCAAAAGCCAGCAGCCCATTGTCATCCATGTAAATTGCCAAATTTTGACAAGTCCAGTTTCAAGCTCACTTACTGGATCAAACAATGGTGTTTCAGGAAAATAATGCATCACCAATTGTCTAAATCCTTCCACAATTAGCAACAAAATAGGAAATGCAATCATTTCCTGTTTTAGGTATCTTAAATTAAATCTATTCATAATTATTATTTTAAAATTTTAATAATGTCGTAAATAAAATAAGGCTTGTTATCCTTGTCATTTCCAATAATAAAACCCATATCAATAAAAAATTGAGCAGCATTAGAGCTTAGTTCATTTTCTTGATCAAATCTAAAAGCAAGTCCAAAGCTGGTATAGCAAACAGTAGTTTCGCTATCTGGCATTAAAGCAGGGGCGTAACACAATATATTGCCAAGCACCTCATTTTTGTACGGGCTATCGCTTAGCTTTTTTAAAGCTACAAACAAAGGAGTAATTAAGGCAGCATTAACCTTAATTTCTTCGCTTAAAATTTGATGAGTTACCTCTTCCTCTCCTTCCCTTTCAACCGTGGTAAACTTTTGCATTACTGCAGTGGGTAACTTCAAAGTTCTTAAATAAAATATTTCAAATCTTTTCTTGTCCTGCTTATTCAGCGTGTTGCCAAATTTGGCAATTAGTTTTAATTGTGCTTCTAATCGTGTCATTTTGGGTTTGGCATTTAATGGTGTTTTTAAATTTCTTTATCTGTCTCCGAGTCTCGCATGATTTCATGGCCAACATCAGTATTGCTCCCAGTGCTAGGTGTTTTAATTTTCTTACCATTTTTAAAGTATCCTATAATTTCAATGGTCAACTGTTTATTCTTCCATCCCGCCCATATCAGCGACATTACAATAAACAGAATTGCAATGCTCAGATATACAGTTCTTAGCATATTATTAAGTTCTACATTGGTAATGGCAAAAAGAACTCCGCTAATCATCCCTAAAACAGGGCTAAGCCAATTCAATAAAAACTTTGCTGTTATAACTTTAGCAGTTATAATAGAGCTGCCATCAGCATGTGGCTGTTCAGCAATCTTGTGTAAATTATCTATAAGATGATCTAAGAATGTCATAGTTTGCGTAAATAATTATTAAACTTCCTGCAATAAAGAGTATCGCCCTACCTATAAATTTTCTTTGCAGGGCAAAATGTTTATCAAACCAACTATCATTGTCTCCGGCACGTTCATTGGTGAAAAAACCAAATGGATAAGTTCCATTAATAGTTTTTTCTACATAGTAATAATAAGTGCCGGCATGTACAAGGTAGTGCTGCAGCCAAAACCCAAACGTAAAAAGCACAGCACTACTAAATTCATATACCATTGCCAGCACTATAAGGTTAATCAAATAAATCAATCCTCGAGCTGCGCCCATAATATTATGCAGTAGCTTTTTGTCAGTATATTTCTTGGGAGCATCCTTATTTACTTCTATCCAAAAAAAAGTGTCTCTAATTCCCTCCAATACATTAAAGGCAAACACCAAAAACATTAAAATGTAAGGTAAAATAAAATACATATTACTTTTTTCTCTTTTTGTAATTATTGGCAGTAATCAAGCACATTGCGCTAACACACACAATAGAAAAAACATAAAAAGCATTGGCAGCGCCATTGTCCCCAACTCGCACTAAATAAGCAACATTTTTAAAGCCTTGCCAAATAAATATAACAAACAATGCAATCCAGTAAATGCACTGTAACAGTCCGTTGCCTGTGGTAAATAACCAAGTAAAAAAACTTTTCATTGTGTTGGGATTTTAGGTTTTATAATCTATAAACTTTATCAGTAATTGAATTCACTAACTTTTTACCTATTGTGGGCACACTATATAAAGGGTAATCGGCAAAGTTTTCATTCAAAAAAGTAGTAAGCTCATCCAGCAAACGTTTGCCCTCACCAATGGCATTAGCTTCAATAATGGCAAGGTTATTTAAATCGGCTGTTTTCTTGGAGTCTATATTTTCCTGCCCGCGTGTGCTATCGTAAGTAGTTACCCCAAATTCATCAATAGCAATAGCCATGTGTTTTAACCCAAATCCATAACCAAGGTAACTGCAGCACGGTTCAATGTAAGCAATAAGCTTTTTGTTAGCAGTAGTATAGGTCCCGCTTAAAAGCTGCGTTTTTAATTCTTCAAACAAAGCCAGTCCAATACTTTTGCGTACCATATCTTCTGCGGTACGTAAAAAAGGAACCAGTACCTTATAAACTCTACGGCTGTTTTTAACCAAAGCAATATTCTTGGTAAGCAAATCAGAAGTATTTACAAATAGCTCTTTATATACAGTATAGCTAGTACTTGCAGTCCATAAAGGGTAATTTACCTTATCTCCTTCCATATAAGCAAGCAAACGGTCCACCACACGGTAACCAGCACGCTTATATTCTAAAGCAGTAGCTCTAACAGCCCATTGGCTACTAGCCCTTGTTTTTTCATCACCTGGTTGCGTAGCTCCATGTGCTCCTATGTTAACCAGTCCTTTCTTTTCTACATATAAAGCAGTAGCAATTTCGGCAACAATACGCTGCGCCATCGGCAAAATAGCAACATACTTTGCAGGCAATGGCGTGCCAGGCGATGCAGCATAAGCAGCATCCAAAGCATTGTATTGTTCTCTCCCAATAGCATCAATCAAAACATCTTCAGTAGCATCATCAATTTCGTTAGCAATTAAGTTATTGCTCCCATCCCAAAGCGTTTTATACACTTGGCCATACTTTTGTAAATCGGCAACATTTTTAAACAGCATTGCTATCAGATTTAGAAGGTAAAACAGGTTTCATTTGGCTTCCGCTATCAAGCGTAGCAATCATAGTTTGCTTAAAGCGCCATTCCAATATATTGCCTTTAGCATACTTTTCATTCCAGCCATTAAGCTCACTAATTATGTTCATCGGCTCAAGGATCAGTTCTGCTTTTGGCAAAATATGGCTGATGTATTTATTATAAGCCACGCGAATATCGCTACCACTTCCACGTTCACTCCCAGGAGTTTGTCCAGCCAAAGCAGGATCAAAATTCAAAGCATACAATAAATGCTCATTCGCCATTTTCCCGTCATCAAGGTATTGGCCATCCTTAAATTTATTGTCAATAGCTGTAATCTTAATGCCTTTCATTTCTGCACCAGTTCTTTTATCATACATAAAGGTGGTAAGTATCGTTTTTCCAGCAGCTTGTGTTCCGGTTAGCATATCATTAATTTCGTCAAAAGTTTCTTGCATGTATTCTCCACGCTTAGCTTCATTCTTGTCAAAATCGGGATATTTCCATTGCCAGTACCAGTCAGCAATTTCTACCAAATACTTTACAGCAATTTGGTTATCCATCAATTTACTTTTAAATTCAGGAATATCAAGGCTATACTTCAACCACTTAGATTTACGCACAGCATCCCATTCAGGAATTTGGTAATGTTCGCATCCAGGAACACTGTAGCTTAAAGGATAAATGTAATTTGTTTTACGGTTGTCGGCCTTTATAAATCCAACAGGATCATAGTAAGGATCTAAGCAAGGAATTTTGACAGAGTTTTCAATACTTGCTGTTTTCGTAGCTCTGTCCTTGTTAACGTAAACATAGTCATAACGTCCTGTGTTTTCATTAGGCCATGCATAGCGGCAATATTCAGCAGCATGCGTAACAATACCCAAAGCAGTTTTATCTTCGCCCATCATTATTTCAGGAAACACATGGTTAAACCACTCCATGTCTTTACAGGCATCCATTAAGTAACGGTTAAAAGCAGTTTTTCGCTTCCATGCCTCAATTTCTTTATGGTGTACTACATGAAAAGTTTCTTTTCCATTATCATCAACAGTAGTATAACCACAATGCACACCAGCAGCATATAACATTCGCGCCTTTTCATCAAGCTTTGAAGGAATAATAGTGCTAGGCTTTACATCTTTAAGCACATCTTGAGGATGATAGTCATTTTCACCCCAAGGGCACCAAGGAAAAGAAGCTTCCTTTTCGGCAATAACAACGGAAGGTTTACCAACAATAAGCACTCCAGTTTTACCCCTGCGAGCCAAAGCCATACCCAATTCAGCGCTATAAGCATAAGAAGGACCGTTGCTGCTTGCTCTTATTTCAATTTGTGGTTTACTCGTACTCATAGTATTACCGTGCAATTATTTAAGCTGTCAATCAACCAAGTTCTCACCTTTACAGGATGATGGCTATTTTCTTTATTTACCAAAGAAATAAAGCCTTTGTTTCCATCCGTATTACTAACACCGGCTCTCGTACAATTCTTCATCACATTAAGCTCACCACCTTTTTTTCGGCTAGCATCATAAGTCCAAAAGCCTACAGTAAAACTTTCGTCCTTATTTTCCATAATAGCCAGTGCTTCTGATAGTCTTAAAGTAGATCGGCTCACATAATTAAAGCTTTAGTTAGTATTAAAGTGAAATAAAAGTATATTGAAGAGTAGTATTAGCGTGGTACAATTTGCACCAATTTTCAAAAGAAAAAGAAAAGGCGTTTTTTGCTACTTTTTGCCGCCCGCGCAAAAAGTAGCCCCCACCACAATATCCACCTTTTACCACACATTTAAAGCCACATACAGCCCATTTTTAAGCCTTTTCCAGCGTTTAAACTATAAAATAACCCCCCACCGCCACCACAAAAAGCCCATTTACAAAGCAACAAAAAAGCCCTGCAAAAATTACAGGGCTTTAACATCAGTAAACCTAAATTTAATTAGCTGCTATTAGCTCAAATAACCTATTGTCAATCGCCTTTTGATTATCAAAGGTTTTCTTTAATCCATTGTGTAAAAGTTCATTAAAGGCGTTGTATGCAAGCCACTTGTTTGGCTCAACCTGCAATAATTTACTTTCCTTTTCAATGGTGTCTAAAATAAAGCGGGCGTTTTTACTTGGTGCGGGGTTTTTCTCGCTGCTCTCGTAAACAAACAATTTGCTTTCATCAGCCACAAATTTAACAAAGCTTTTAAGGTCCTGCACCGGTGTTTCTGCTAGCACTTCAAATTTTCGGCTTAGGGTGTAAAATTGGTTATCCATCCACAGTGCAACAAGTTTTTTAATTTCAGGTAAAACTAGGTTTTGCATATCTCCTTTGTGCTTTAACTTAAATCCTATTTCACTATGTCCCACGTGCAAACCATTACTGCAAACCTCACGAAAAAAACCAAAGTTACCAGAAGTGCGGGCGCTCCCATCGTAACTGTTAGTAAATCTCATCATCGGGCGTATTTTGTCAACTCCGTTTTTTACCTTAATCACAAAGTTTTCATCTTGCAAAATGTAATCAACTGCAAAGCTTCTATCATCACGGTTTATTGAGCGTTTAACAAAATCAATATCATCATTAATCAACCTGCTTTCCACTTCTGTAAAAAAGTTTTCATTCGGTAAAAGGCTGTAATTTTTTGATACTACGTTAACAAGTTTATCATTGCTTAAAATGCAATGTTCTAACCCCCTGCGGGGGCTAAAACCTGTTAATAGTTCGGTGTTCTTAATTTCAACATGAGGATAAACGTTATCCTGTTGTAAGGGGCGGTTGTTTAAAAATATTCTTTCCATAGTTTAGTTAATAGTTGTGCCTGTATGGGCTAGTAAATAATCGTTTAATAATTGTGTAAAATAATCGGGGTTTTCTTCTGCGAGGGTTTGAGCATAGCCAGTCCAAAAAATGTCATCCATTAAAGCGGTAAAGGTGTCCACCAAGGTATTAGAGTTAAGCATTTTGCACCTCCTTTTTTGTTATGGTGAGTACACCGTTTAAAACTTCCACCTGTACACAGGTATGAATGTCAAAACCTGCCATTTGCAGCCAGTTGCCCTGTAAAACTAATTTAGGCGTGTTTTTGAGTGGTTTTCCTGCTTTTTGCGGGGTAACATGGTTACCAATTGAAATAATTCTTATATTTGCCATTGTAGTTATTTGCTAGTTGTATTTATAATTAGTGAGTAAAAGCCGCTAAGCCCACGAAGCAAAGCGGCTTTTTTTTGTGGTTTAAATTTGCGCTAACAAAATTTCATTTTCAATCTCTGAAATTTTGGAGTTCATCTCCACCATTAACAAGGCTTTTACCTTGCCAATAATTAAGCCATTTGAAAACTTAAACTCCGTGCCGCTTCCGTCTGAAATTGTTAAACGTTCTTTCATTCCATCGCTTGAAGCTTCCCAGCTTTCGAGGTTGTCACGGTGTTCTTTCATCTTGCGCAAATTTTCCACTTTTTGGTTTACCTGGTTCATAGCTTTTAGCCTGTCAGATAAACTCAAAGCGGTTTTAAACTCGGGCGGGTTTTGGGTTACTGCCTCTTCTACTTTTGGCACAACTGTTAAAGATGTGTTTTTTTCTTCTGCGTTGCCCTCTGATTTTTCAGCGGTTGCAACATTGCTTTTTTTGTCTTTCATTTTGTAGTTATTTAATTGATTTATAATACTTTAAAGATACAAAATAACAAGCAAACCACCAAATAAAACAAGTAAAAAAAATGCGGAAAAAGCAAAAAATATTCACTAAAAAAAAGCACCACATTTCAATCGTTTTGGACACAATTTATCCAAAAGTGGCACAATGCCCTAAATTTTCAATTAAACTTCTTTAAATCAATTTTTTGTTAGTGTTTTTGGGGTGTTTAGCACCCCAAAACAGGCAAAAAATGACGCCCCGCCCTGTGGAAAAATCGTTGATAAATGACCTTTAAAAAGTCGATATATGAAGCAGCCCGCAGCCCGCACACAGCAAGGCTCACAGCCCGCCCATAGCCCGCACCACACTAAGCCCGCAGCGCGGGCGCTGCAAATGTGATACTTGAGAAAGACCTATTGCGGTCATTTAAATCGGAGGGGTAAATAGGTATTGTAAACGAAAGCCAATAGCCCAGATGGCAGCCCGACAGGGTGCTACCATGTAGCATTCACAACAGCTGGAATAGCTCCAAGCTTTAACATTGTTAACCTATTAATGTAGGAATAAACCGTTTCTTCTGTATTACTTCTGTAAAGATACCTTGCATTAAGGTATCAAAGGCCTCACTAAAGTGAGTAGCATGCTCAGGCTTAACCAGCTTACTCTTCTCAGAAGATTTATCCTTAGCAAATTCCTTTTCCTTTTGTTTAACCGGTGCCATCTCCATAGAGATTATCAGGTCACTACACCTGTGTGCATTAAAAGATATCTTAGGCATTTGACTATCGCCAATAAACAACTTACCTAAGAAGTTATATAAATACGCATGGCTCCACGCCTGCCCTAAATAAACCAAACGAACAGTCCAGCCATTGGCCCTAAATACTTCTGCATATTCCTCTGCAAATGTTTGAGTACCTATAGCATTCTCAGCAATAGCTGTATTATTATAGTAAAACCATAATTCCTTTTTACCATGAGCAGCATAATAATCACAAAACTTTTTAGCGTTATCCTTAATTCGATGCGGAGCTGTAACAAATATTCCATTCAACACCCTGATAGCATCATCAAATTGCAACTGACCTACCACCAAACTATTAATAGCAGCATTGTAATCACAAGCCACATGCAAAGGTTCATTACGTAAAACATCACCATCAGCTAAACTATCTTCAACAGCCTTAACATAGCCCATATTATAATTATACTTATCCAGGTAAGCATAATCAAAACTATCATTGCAATGCTTATCTCTATCAAAAGCAGCATAAAAACTACCATTAATTTTCTGCAAGGTATGGTTAAGAATTTCAATCTTAAACTGTAGATCACTTAAATCCCTTCTATTGGACATAACATACTTCCAGCCTAAGTTCATGATATTATCAAAAACAGATGCCTCGTTATAAAAAATACTACCTGCCCCCTCCTGATCAGGATGGTGAACAAAGTATTTTATTTCTGCCTTTTGTCTTAAATATTCCTTCCAAAGCTTTTCACGCTCAGTTCTGGTTTGTGCATCAATAAAAGCCAACTGGATATTTACTAAATCTTCATGGCGCTTGCTATAGTTCAACCCTAACTCATCATAATAGCTTCCATAATCTAACAGCCATTTGCCTTGAAAGCCTATAGGTTTAGAAGATAGAAAGTGTTTACTTAAAGCCAATGGGCAATTTGTATAAATACTTTTTCCCTTTGATATATTTGCCCTGACTGTTGGGCTAATTTCTTCCTTATACTGAGATTCTTTTAAAGTAATGGCCTCATCTCCTGTAAAACTATCAAGATTTAAGCCTCGGCTCATACCCGCTCTATCCTGACTTATTAATGGAAATATTGAGCCATTGTGCCAGGAAATTACATGATCGTAACCAGCCTTGCCGACTGGTTTTTGATACGGACCTATCCAGTTTGGTTTGGGATGAGGGCGTCCAATAACATAATGAATACCTTCGAAATAATTTAATTTTTCTAGGGCAGCGATGGTACCAGGTAATGTTCTAGTTTGAAGCTGCATGAATGTACTTCCACCAATGCCATTAGCACTGCGCGGCATTTGTTCTGCCAATGTAATGATACGCATTGCCAGTGAAGTTGATTTACCAACTCCACGGCTCCATAAATCTACAGTAATATCGGCAGGATTTAAAAAACTTCGCATTTGTGGCGCATTAGGAACTAATGCCAGCGGCTGAAAGTTATTGTTCTTTGTCTGCATCTAAGAATGTTGCTGGATCATTAATAACATTTGCTTGTTCAATACTTTGAAGCAATCCTTCTTTAACAGTACCTTTCAATTTCATTACCTCGTTTAAATCAACTAAAGGACCATTACCACCGGAAATATTAATTTGCATATACAATGCAGGAGATACCAATTTTTCCCAAGGAATTGAATTATCATCTAACTTATCTAAGCCAAGCAATTTCATTTTTAGGGAAAGTGCATTATTGAACTCTCGCAAATTAACTGGGTGTTTTTGCGCTTCCTCCATGCTCCAATCCAAATGGCGAATCATTCTAATTTTTTCATAATCTTTATCAATCCGACTAATGCTTTTATGAATAGTTTTAGCCGCATCAATATCTTTATAAGCCGTGCGTAAATTGTAGCTCGGGAACTTTACCTTGAAATGTCTGTGCATTTGTTTAGCAATAGCCCCTTCACTTTTAACCAGGGCAGAGCGCAATAAATTATCTGCATAATCCAATCGGTCAAATATATCACGTTGCTTTTCAGAAAGGCGTTCAATCGTAATTTCACCAGTGTAATACTTTTCTATTGTTTCAAGGTCGTTATTCATCATCTAGGTTTTTAGCGTCATTAATTCTGCGAGTCATAATTTCGATGGCATTTTTATCACCACTAATTGCATTGCTTTTAATAGCTTGGTAAAATTGAATTTCAGATTGTAATTGTGTTTCGCGAATAAATTCCATCATTAATTTATTTTCCAAAAACTTATCTTCATCAATACTCATGGACTTGGCAATTTGTGACAAAGTGAAATGCAGCTCACAAAGCCTGTGAACCACAATAACTTCATCAGGAGAAAAACCTTCAATTTCTGGAAGTTTTATTTGATCATTTTCTGCGCTGTTTGCCATGTTTGATTGAATGAGGATGAATAAAAATTATATACTGCTTTACGAGTTTCAATAACACCTGCTTCCCAACGAGGATTACGATTAATGTTTGCACTGGAAATGATCACCAAGTTAATTTTTGAGTTATGCAGCAATACCACTTTAGCATGGCATGATAAAAAAGCCACATCAATATCGATGGCTTTTAGTTGATGATACTTTTCCTTTTGATTCTTGACACTTTTGTCAAGTAAAAACTGAACGCTCGTTAACTGCCTTATTTCAATTAAATTTTTGATATGTACCAGTGCAGGCGATGTAAAGCTGAATGAAGTTAAGCGAAGCGCACAAGGTCCAAATTGAGTAGTAACATAATCAATTAAATCGGGCATGCTCCATTCCTTTTTCGAAAAGAAATAAATAGATTCATCAGGTTTAATTTCGCCAATATCGGCTGCTAATGTTTTGCGTGCCATATTTAGTATTTCTTTGCTAGTGCCTGATGGCATTCTTAGCGTAGAGTTACTATTCTCTTTTATTTTATTAAAAAAGTTAGCACTTAGTACCATACATATTAATTAATCTGTCAGCAATAATCGCTGCGTTATATAGCTCAGTATTAAAAACAATATCACAAGTTAATCCACTAATTTTATTATTGATATCCTCTATAGAAGTTTTGATATTCGTAGGGTATGCCATTGGCACCATGGCCGCTGATGTATTAATACGATTTTGGTAGCGCTTATAACAAACCAATGGGCTGCATTTAAGGTAAACGCGAACAATTTTAAAGCCAGTTGCTTTGAACTGCCTGAGGTAATGTTTGAAAAAGTTACCGGCTCCGGTACTTTCAAATATTACCTGTGTGTGTTGGCTAATCTGTTCCACCATTAAAGAGTACACCTCATTTTCTGAAAGTATCTTACCAGATAATGAAGCTTCAATCCTGATATCATCAGCACACAAATGCTTAAATTGTGGAAGTGATTGACCCAACAATTTGGCAACTGAGCTTTTACCACTGGCAATGTTACCGTAAATGATGAATGCGAACTTTGTTTCATGCTTAGCCATAAATTTCCTTTTGAAGTAATTCTATTTTTGTATTTAGATCTCGAAGCTTATCAGCATCTGCAGCCTTAGTGCTTTTCTTTAATTTGCTTCTTTGTGTACGATAAGATAAAAGCTTGCGCATAAGTTCATTATCAGGAATACGTTCAACCAATCTTTTATCTTCCTTTTTAATTTCAGATACCACTCGCTTTTTCTTATGCTCAATAAAATAATCGATATCATTCCAGTTGGCCATATTTTGTTCGTGCAGCTCTGCAATTTGAGCAACGATGGCGAGCCTATCTTTTGGAGGCGCACCATGAATAAACCTTTTCAGGTAATTGGCATCCTTCACTAAATTACCATTGTCAATAAACTTTTTGCGCAAATCATCTGGTAATGCTGTGACATCAATAAAGGGCCTTTTTGCTTTAGTTTTATTAGCTCCAATTACAATGCTCTGATCATTAACAACAGGTTGATTTGGTTTTTTAGTTTTAGCCGATGGCACTATTTTTTGTTCAGGATGAACCTGTGCCAGCTTACGAATTTCTTCAATAAGCTTAGCATTCCAAAAGGTATTATTATACTTAGCAAAACTTTGCTTAAGCAAAGCACTTGTGCCAAATTGGTTATAAATGGCAACTCCGGTATTATAATCTACAGGATTGCGTAAAAATATATGAATATCGTTAATTTCCATTTTTTGGCAATAAAAAATCACCCCAGTAAAGGAGTGATTTTTTATAAAAGTATATTGTTAGTTTAACATCGCTTGTTTAGGTTCAAAAGCCGAATGGTGTATGCTGAAGCAAAAGCAGTTGCCCGATTAAATTGAAAGCAATATTTATTGACATGAAGTAATGGAGGTTTGAACCAGTAGCTATAGGATTTACCAATTCCTTTTCCAAAAGTTACTACATGATTGTTTACATAATTGCTCACGGTTGCCACAGGCAAAGCTGGAGAATCAATTACGGCTACATCCACAATTACATCATAAGATGTTGCATTAATGGTGTAAACATTTGAAGTTTCAAAGTGATCAGATGGTGCTGAAAACTCACATACTTCGGATTTTTTTTGGTTGCACTCACCAGGTGGAGAGAATGCCGAAACGCTACAAGCGAATAAGGCCACAGCCAGCGAAAGGAAAAGTTGTTTTTTCACGATTTTAGGGTTTAATGGTTATTGTTTTGATTCTGCCTTCTTTGTAACCGCATCGGCTTTGTCGGAGTTTTTCACCAAAAAACTTACACTATTGGCAAAAATCAAATCGGCATCCTCTACAGTTAGAGTGTCCGTATCTATATTTTTACCACAAATGGTGTGTTTTTTTTGCGGAACAAGGCAGGAGTATTTAGCTCCTGCCGGTCCGTTAATTTTATGCAATGTTGGTTTGCTCATAACAGAAATGGATTACGATTGCATTGTGATAGCATAAGCAGCTGGATAGATGCAAACACCTTTTCCAAAAGCTTCGATATCGAAGACCAAACCAGTATCGCCTTCGCTTACTTTTTTAGTATCGAAAGTCGATTTAATTTGGGCCTCTAAACCATCGGTACCCATAAAGAAGTATTGACCATTGTTATCAGGAACAAGCACCAACACATCTTTATTTTCGATTTGATTACCAAAAGCAAGAGCTTCTGCAGCATTACCAGGATGACGGAACTGAGCTGTTTTCTTTTTACCGGTAGTGTCTCTTACTCCGATAGTTTCAGCTTTAAACATGCTCATGTCAACGGTACCTTCAACCTTTTTCCAACCATCGCCAGAGCCAAAAGTTACAGCCTCATTTAAATGAGCAGCATCTGCATTGTTACTGATCGTTGTTTTAATCTCTAACGGATTGGTGTTAGTGATTTCGGATTTTAAGCAGTAAAGGAAGTACGATTTTGTACCACCGAAGCTTTTAGTTCCATCTTTTGTTACATTTCCAAAAGTATATGGCATGATTTTTAATTATTAAGTGAATAAAAAATATTAATTAACCTTAACTAAAAGGCCTGATTTAATTTTAACCAATAAAGAAACCACATCAGGAGCATTTGCCAATTCTTCGGCAGTATATGCTTTTGCGTTAGTTTTTTCGGCAGCATTACCAGGAATAGTAATCTTAGCTGTTCTTAATTTGTAGGTATTGCCCTCCACATCTTTAACAAGGGTAGATTTTTTATCCTGGTTACCTTGAAGTAAACTAACAGTGTTAGTTAATTCTTCAATTAACTTGTCTTTTTCATCATCGCCACTACGCTCTAGCTGCTTAGTAAGCTTATCAACCTTAGCTTTAAGAGTTTCATTTAAAGAAGCAACTTCTTCAGCATTAGATTTGGCATTGCTTAATTCAAAATCAAGTTTTGCATTAGCTTCTTTAAGGTTATTGATTTCTGCCTTATTTGCTTCAATAACAGCAAGAGCTTCCTCTAATGTAGTAGGAGCAATTTCGGGAGCTTGTTTATTCGTTTTTGACATGGTTTTAGTATTAGGTATAAACAAGGGCACTAGGCCCTTGTTATGAATTATTTATTGATGATTAAGGATTTAACTCTTGATCGTTAGTGAAAACGATTTCAGGAATCACAAAACCAATTCCGAACCAGTAATCAGTAAAGATTTTGATTAAACGGTCAACAGAATCAACCTGAACTTTATTTTCATTCTGTTTCTTCTTACTCAAACGCACCGCGTTTTCGTAAGGAGTGCACCAGATTTTTTCACTTCCGTTATGAGAAGCCAAACCAACAATGGTAATATTTGATTCAGGAATTTTGAAGGTACTACCTTTAAAATCTTGATCCTTGCCATATTTCTCACGATATCCGCGTATAAATCTACGTGCCCATTCCTGTCCCATGCAAAGGTTCATGTTTGATTTCCAGTAGCGAGTATCGATAGCATCAACAAAATCTTCAATTTGTTTTACAAAAGTGATTGGATCAGTTTCCAAAGCTCCTGTAGTAATTGGAGTAATTCTACCTTCATCAATCCAGTTATTCAATAAATACTTGATACCATTCATTGCAGTACCGGCCGCGCCTGCGGTACCTGGAGTACCCGGAGTAGCATATACACCTGCAAATATTTCATTCATTTCTTTGTCCTCCATTAACTGAGGCATCAAATGCTCCTCAACTACCCAGCGGATAAATGGCCATTGCTTACGGTCAATTTCTTCTCCGGCCAAAAAGCCTAACCATGATGCTTCTAATTCATCTGGATAGTCTTGATAATCCATTTTCATTTTAAACTGATCAATTTCTACAGGCGCAAATTGAACTGTACCAGTTGGCGACCATGACTTTTGGAAAGGTTGTAGTAAACGGCTAATTCTAGCTTCAGATGCACGATACTTTGTGTCATCTGTTACTACAGGACGAAACATCATTTCAGTTTCAGAAGGACGGTAAAGTTGTTTTACAATACGCGTCATGTTTTGGCCACTATTAATATAGTAAGCACCAAATTCGATTATGATATCAGCAACATTCATGCTTTTTTAATTTTTAGGTTATATACTAATTGAATTGATTATTAATTAAACATTGGATTGCCATCCAAAGCCTTGTTGTGAGGCAGGTTTTTAATAGCTTCCATATCGGCATCGTTATGGATAGCATTAGAAGCAGATTCTTTACCTGGTACTATTACAGTACCGGCAGGCTCAAAAACTTTTAAACGTGCAACTTCTGCCTGAGATGTTGTTAAATCGTTTGAAGTTTTAGTTAGCGAAGCGGTGAGTTTTTCTTTTTCTGCATTCAAAGCAGTAACGCTTTGTTCAGCAGTTGAAACCTGACCTTGCAATGCTACCACAGCAGCATTCAAGTCATTAAGCTGGCTTTCTGTTAGCTCAGCAGTTTCTGTTTGCCCTTCGGCAACAGTAATGTTAAGCATAGCAATTAAAGCTGCGTGTGAGGCTGTTTTTAATTTCATGTTATTATTTGATTGGTTAGAATTTGAATTTGAAGAATTTGACTTAGCCAACTCAGCACCGCGAGCCACTACTTGCTCAAAGCTCATTATGCCATCAATAAGACCCTGCTCAATTGCATCATATCCCTGAAACATTGCGCCCTTGTCCCATTTGCCCTTAGCCTTCAACTTATCGCCTCTGCCTGATTTAACAGCAGCAACAAAAGCAGTTCGAATTGGGTTAAGCATTTGGGTTTTTATTAACTCGTATTTTGAGTCTAATGCTTCTTTATAAGGAAGATTTTTTTCTTCTGATCCATCGGCATAAATTTCGTGGATAACAAAACCCTCATTTGCGTATGCGGGTTTTACATCGAGCAAACGAACAAAAACACCTACACTTCCAACACTGGAAGTATCGTGGCTTACATATAACTCTGTAGTTTGTGAAGCAAACCAATAAGCTGCGCTGGCAGCCATACCATCTTCAACAAAACCAAGTACCGGCTTTTTCTTTTTGGCGTTATTAATAGCATCGGCAAAAGTTTGAGTGCCATCGACCATTCCACCAGGTGAGTCAAATAATAATACTATAGAAGATATGTTGTCATTATTTGACAAGTTGGTAAGTTGGCGTGCTCTGGTCATACTACCAGCATCACCACAATTATCTTCTTTTAATATAGCACCTTTAACTGGAATAACTGCCACAACTCCCGAAGGAATATTAGCAGATCCATTTGATGCGGCAAATAATGTTGCAGTAGCATCAGCATTTAAGGTAAGAATTTGGTTATTCTCTAAAACAACAAAAGGGAGTTGATTTTTATCCAACTCATCTTCGGCAGCAAAAGCGGCAGGCTTGCCATGAAGTAAATTATATATTAACGGTAATTGAGCATTGGCATAGCTTGCATCAACAAGCCAATTGCCTTTTAAAATGCTACTTATTACATGGTTAATTTTCATCCGCTGCTAATTATTTTTATCAAAAATGAGCAGCAATAAGTTGTTAGCGTGGTACAAAAAGTACCATTAACCTAATCTATAGCAAAGGGAGTAATTTGTTTTTTACGGCAAATTAAATTGAAGTCGGAGTAATTAAGTGTCCCAATATCACCGCCACTTGTACGCATACCTCTAACAATAACAGCTGGGTAATTTACCGAGCCAACAATCAGGCGCACTGGTGTGCCATCATCATAATCGTTAAGACAATAAATTATTCCTATGAACTGCGAACCTATTAATGACAATAAATGTTGTAAAATTCTGTTTTGATCTTTGGGAAAAATACCACTTACTACACATTCTTCTAAATCATCACCACTATCAGGCACATTGGTAATTTTATAAGAGCAATCGCCATTTTTAAAAGTGTAGGTATGAAAGTCTGCAAAAGAAAAACCTGACTTATAAGATATATCAGCAATAGAAATATAGCCTTCTGAATTGGGAGGAGGTAAAGATGATATTTTTTTTACATCAATAATTTTTAGTGTTTTTACACCACCAAAATTGGAGCCGTTTAATCTATTAATGTTCATGGGGCAGTTTGTAACAAAGATTTATAAAAATTATGCAGCGTTTTTTTTGTTAAAACGCTTGTATGTAGTTCTAAAATATTCAACATCTGTTTCACTGTCCGGCAAATTATGATCAGCTATAAATTGCTCAATACAAGCCTTAACATCAGTTCCAGAAAATCTTCTATAAAAGCTCATCCATTCAAAAAAATATTCTTTCATTTTGTGCTCTACGTAGTTATTAAACTCATCAATTGCACCCGGTAAAATAAAACATTTGCGGTTCATGTGCTTGTATGAACCTAAAACAATACTAAAGCATTTTACAGCATCATACTTAATATATTGAGGACATTTGTTTTTAGTGACAAGCAAGCTTGAAATAAAAATACCAAGGCTATGCTTTGAAGAAAGTTTGTAGTAACCATCCGGTGCATATTTTGCCCGCAAAAAAGAAAGTACCCTCGAACTCTTTATTGGAATATGCACCGTTTGGTTATCCACAAATGAAATATTTACTTTTACTATGGAGTGCTAAAATAGAGTATTGATGTATTGAAAAAACAATGTTGATTGATTTGTGAATAGAATAATAGCATAACTAAGTATTTGCGCGATTGAAACAGCGCAAATACGGATAGTTAAACATCCCACTTAATTGAGTATAGTCCTCTTTCATTTGGTTTGCTTGAAACATTAAAATAAAATGTTGAATTTCTACTTTCGAGGATTTTAAAAGTATCAATGAAAAAGCCTTGTAAATCTTTTGACGTAAAACGCAATGAATGTTTGTCCTTACGCCTTAAAATAAAAGCATCAGGCTCATTATCTTTTATTACAAATCCTGTTTTTGCTTTTTGGTTAAAAGCAAACATTAAACCATTGTCATTGTCAACATTTAAAATATCTGCTAATTTTTGACTTATTAAAAATCTTCCTGTTGGATACTCCAATTTAATTACAGGATTATTATATGTTCTGCAATTCCCAGTTTTGTTGGTACGTTTTACGAAAATTATATCTTCCATTTGCACTTATTTTTTAATTTTATTATAATATTTAATCATTTCATTTTGTTTCGTATTCTCTTTTATTTTTTTGTCCTCAATCGCCTTTTTAAGAGCTGTCAGATTTGTTTTCATGACATTGTTATTGTCGAAATTGTAAAGATGAATTTCTTCACCCTCTAAAAATCGGATCTGCCAACTCGAAAGTGTAGTAAAACTGTAATAGACGAAATAGAGTTCAGGAACCATCATTTTGAAAAAAAATATTTTTTATAGCTCGATAGGGCAAAAAAGCTTCGGACATTTCGGGCAAATCGGACAAGGCTCATTATCAAACAATTAACTTCGGACAAAGCCCTTTTCTTGTCCGAAACTGTCCGAAACACGTTTTTTGTCTTTCGGACACTTTCGGACAGTTTCGGACAGGTTTCGGACATCTTTTTTATACTTAATTTATTCATATTCATATTATTAACTAGTTTGTCCGAAATGTCCGAAAGAAAAATTCCCATTTTTAAAAAGCTTCCTCTGTTTTTGAAAATTCTGCATTATTTTCGAAATTTAACATTGATTCACCTTTAGCTTCATCAAAATTGGTCGATGAATTTCTTCTAAATTTTGAAGCAATTTCCATGGCCGCCATAAAATCAGAATACACTTTTGCTTTTTCTAAATCAAATCTGAATCCACTGCTTTTTCCATTCTCTCCATTATTGTATCTCACTGAAGAAACTACTTCAATAAAACAATCGCTTTTCTTCAATTTATCTGATAAAACCATTTTGCTCAAACCATTCTTTTTATAAAGCACATAGTGCATCTTTAAATACCTTGTATATACTTGGCTAAACTGCATTACAATGTTTGATCCGTCTAAAACAAACTCCCTGTGTTGCTCAATAGGCTCTTTTGTATCTTTAACAGATTCAATAATGCATTCCCAAAAATGAGCTACAACACTGCCAGTGCTTCTCTTATTTCCTTGTCGCTCATAAACGGATAACATATTGGATTTAAAATCTGTCCAGGTAAAAGGATATTGTAAAGCTTCCGCAGTTAATTTATAACAAGCTCCAAGCACTGCAGCATTCTGAATCATCCTATCATTTAAAGTGGAAAAAGTTAATTCAGGAGTAAGCTCCGCAACTACTTCTTTAAACACTGGCCTAAAATCACTCTCAAATTTTGGTCTATGGGCCAATATTTCGCAAAGCAAGCTGCTATACCCATCAATAGTCATTTCTTTAAGCTTATCATAATTGTTTTTTTGTTCCTGAGTAAACTCAGTTATATTCATTTCCTCACCAATAAAGCGGGTTATTAATGCATCATTCGTAGGATAATCGTTACCCGTAAAAACCAAACTCATAGTAATTTGAATAGAGTCGGTACCTACGGAGCTATCAATATTACCACGCTCGTAACCTACACGGTCCCAAAAGCTTTTAATCATCTGATCAGTATTTTCATCGCCATTGGCATACTCTGTCATATGTCCTATCATATTATAGAACTGGGCAAACTTCCTTACCTTAGCTTTGTCTGTATTAGCCTTACCGGTGATGGTGATGGCAGTTTGAGGATTACCAAAAAAACTTTGAATCGCATGTATTAAATTATCCTTTCCTGATCCTGGCTCACCATATAAAAACATAATAGGAAAAGAACCTATCCTGGAATAGATTAAATCTGAAAAAACAGTGGCTACAGTAAAAAGCAATGCATTAATAGCATGGTTACGGTGTACAGCTTTAATTTGATGAGCCACTTCCTTAAAGTTATACTTAGAAGGAATAAACACGGCATTCTTTTGCTGTAAAAATTTACCGCTATTACGCTCATAAATTTTGTTGCCCGATGGCACGTAGTAACTATCTCCTGCATATTCAAAGCAACCGTTATCATCATAATACTTGTTTTTACCATCAAGTATCATACTATTATTAAAAGCCCAAAAGCCTTCCGGCTGCCAACCCAATATCTGAATCATACGTCCATCGCCCATATCATCCTTAAGTTTTGTACACAATCTTGCAAAATCAGCTCCTTGACCTTTCCAGTCATAGTTTCCTTTTCCTTCCAACATTTTACGAAAACCCATTTCGGTAACAAAATCATCGCTGCTGGTGTCAAAAGTTCTTTTTCTGTTGTGAATGTTGGTTATCTCAACCAAGCGCATGGGGCGTTTTTCATCCTCCATGTGCTGTATAATTTTAATGCTGAAATTAGATACTGCAGCAAACCTGTAAGGATCATCACCCCTGCGCATGTAAATAACATTATCGTGCGTAAAAAACTGATACTTTAACACTTCATCCCTAATGTGGCGCCATTTAAGCACAGCGGTTAAGTGTTTAGGTATCTCATAATTATCCTCTTCTAAGCTAGTGTGGATTAAATTTTCTTTATCCTCTCTAGCGATATCTCGCGCAAAGCCTTGTACAGTTTTAACCAACGATGTTTTTTTAACGCCAGTTATTTCTAATACCTGTTCAATTAAATCATCACGCAAAAAAGGATCGTGAACGAATGCCAATAGCTGGCAAATTTCTTTTAGCGCTTCGCTTTTTGCTGATAATTCTACAATTTCAAGAAACTGCGTAGCGGTCCACAAAATAAAATTCTTACGATTTTCAGCAATAAAAGCCTGCACCCCATAATTAGTATAGCACATTTCAGTACTCCCAAAAAAACTATTGGGATCATCATTATTAGGCAGCCAAAGCACATCAACCATATAACCAAGGCTCATGGCCAAAGTGGCATTTTTAATGCAAGCTTTTACGCCAGCCTTATCACCATCATAAATAAGCAATAGCTTTTTAGCCTTAGCCTCTTTAGCCAACAGCTTTAATTGATTTGGAGTTAAAGCAGTGCCACAGGCGGCCACAGTATTACAAATCATTTTCTCATGCATGGTAATTACATCCCAGTTACCTTCTACAATGGTAGCTTCACCCTTTTCAATAATAAAAGGTTTGGCAATGTGCAAACCAAAAAGCACATTACTTTTAGTATAGGCCACACTATCTGGGCTATTGCTATATTTTGGATTTGTAGAAGTAACAGGTTCTAAAGTGCGGCCGCTAAAACCTACTAATTTATTACGATGGTCCTTAATTGGAAACATTAATCTGTTTCTGTAACCATCATACACCTTTTTCTTTTCGGTATTGTTTTTTAGCAAACCAAGTTCTGTGGCAATGGTAGAGTAATCACCTTTTTCGTGCAAAAAGTTCTTTAACCCATCCCATCCTGATGGAGCGAACCCAAGTTCCCAAATTTCGGCAGTTTCGGCTTTGCATCGTAACTGATCAGCGGCAAGCTTTAGGTTCGAAACAAAGAATTCATTTGCCAAAATATTCACATCAACAAGCTCAGCCTTATGCTTTACTTCCTGCGCCATTTTTTCGGCAGCTTCGCCCTCTTCGTACTCTACAAAAATGCCAAACTGGTTAGCCAAATCTTCAATTGCTTTTGGATACTCGCAACCGTTTTTGGTCATATAAAAACT